ATGACGCCGTGGGCACTGTTTGCCCCCTGCACATCAAAGCCGCGCTTGATTAGGTAACGAATAGCGGTTTCCTTTAGGCTGTGACCGCTGCACAGTGAAAGAATAACCGACTTGTCAAAGTGCCTATCAGTCAATTTGACCCGGGGCGGCTTGTTAGCGGTAGGGCTCATGAATTTAAACCCAATCAACCGAGTGTTGAATGTTGCCAAGTCTTTAATTTCCTCCTCAAGCTCTTGCTTGAGTTCATTCATATCGTCCTGACTTAATCCCATTAGATTGCCCCCATTTCTTCGGCTATTTGCCGCGCTGCTTCTTTATTGACGCAAGTCATACCCGCCATAGAAAAACTATCGCCCAGTTCTTTGAACTTGCTGGCGGTATGTGTTGGCAAGCCCACAGCATCCCACTTGGAGAGCGGTAGCAGTTCGCGCGCTGCTTCCGACGGGCTACCGCCCAGCTTAAAATACTTTTTAATTCTGTCAGGACCAAAGAACGCCAGCACGCGGCGCTTTACTTCGTCGTCTACAAATTGCGCATAATACCTGCGGTGATTTTCCCATCGCTGCTCTTTGCTTTCGCCAAGATTGCTCATGTATTGCTTACGGGTGTACTTGCTCATATCAAACCCCTTTCAACGGCGATTCCGGTGATGATAGTTCTAAGTTTCACTCCAACATTGCCAGCAGGTCGCAAGCCCTTGGCGTATGGCAACCCGAGTGATTCCATCACTGATGAGATATTTTGGCACTTATACATGTAAGAACCCCACGGGCGGCAGTTGTGGTACTTTTCCGCCAGCGCTTTATAGTTAGAGTTTTTGCCGATGTTGATTTGCTGCTTGTCGGCGTCAAGAAATCGGAAATAGAGATTGATACAGTCTCTAAGTTCAGCATCGCTGAACGGGATACGTTTCTTTGTCATTGAATCCTCAAATGGTTAAAAGTTAGCTCACTTCTATAATGAGCTATATTCTTTTTGATGTCAACATCATAGACATAGGGTTAATTTGCTCCACCTTTTGCGTCACCTATCTCCACCGAAAGGTGCACTTGTTGGAGCAAAGTGGAGCAAATTTAAGCCATCTCCACCGTGTAAGTGCCTGCAAAGCATAAAGAATATGGGAAATGGGTGGTGATTGCAGTAAATAATAGGGAAACTTTTATATTTTCAATAAATTGCCCTAAGTATCTGATATTACGTAAACGTGTATAGAGATATAAGTTTGGGCGAAAATTTGCTGCAATCGTCACCAGCTGATCACGTCGAAAAAAAATGTCTTGAAAATGTACGTTTTTGGAAGCAAGAATTTAGGTAACGTTATTACCTCTTGGGCATATGATACAAAAACAAGAGGTCATTGTATGTCCAAGGGGCTTTCTTTGTCCCGATTGAAATCCTGAATACGTCCTGAATGAGTCCTGAATCAATCCAAGTCCTGAATGGACGGGCCAGCGCTGTTTCAAGTCCTGAATGGGATGATTCGGTGTCGATTTTTGGGCAAAAAAAAGCCCCGCAATATGCGAGGCTCGTTTCTTTGGTGCTCAGTTCCTATGCGACCATGTGCCTAAGCGCCTTGCCGTCAAGTAACTCCGCAATATGCGCACTTGAAATCCGTGTTTCAGTCTTTAAGAAGTCCGCCATTGACTCCTTAGTGGTTCGTATCTCTAGAACTATGTTGTTCCACATGAAGAACCAAGCTTGATTTACTTTTGAATATTTCAGGGTTAGCATTTGTTAGCTCCTTAAATAATGTAAGCGCCGGTTGAATCAGCGTAAATGGTAAGCCCTGAAGTAGGGCAAGGTGTTTTTGTATCGGCATAAACGAAACACTTTTCGCCTCGTCCGATACCTTTGGTCATCTTGTCTGCTTTACCTGCTTGAATCAGGTTAATTGTGATGCGTCGCGCATGAGCAGGGCGAGCACCGACATCGTATGAGATATCACCCCGTGGATAAGCACACACGTCACGATTCGACCCCGCATTTATCTTTTCAGCTTTGTTCAGGTTGATATCAAGGCGGGCGTTGCGGAGCATGAAAGCGCCGTCTTTCGGGTGAATCTCGCGCTCTTTCTTGCCTGCACTGCCCACTGTGAAAGTGCCTGCTTTATTGGTGGGCATTGTGACGGTCCAAACAAAAACAGCGGGGTTCTTCTTTGCCGCGTTCAGGTTGCGGTGAAAGCTTCGTTTCATGAATTGTCTCTCAGGTTAAAGGTTAGCTCATAGTCAGAATATCAAAAGTGACGTCGACGTCAACTCGATACCTCTTATATGGAACGAAAAAACGCCGGTAATTTACTGAATGAACATTCATGAAACAGTGCATTAAGTGAACGGTCGTTCAGGGAATGATTGCTAAATGGTGGTTCATGAAACGCCGCGTCATACACTGAACCTGGCTTCAGTTTATTTTGACCCTACCCCACCCCGCGCACCGGTCCCCCCTTTTATGTTAAATAAGCTCCTCGTCACTCTCCTAAATTTCAGTTCCGACGCACCGCGCTAAAAGCTTTCTCTTGAGTCAACCCCCAGTGTCTTCTAGTATTAACTCGCGGTGTTGGGATGTAGTTCCTGCAAACTACCCCCAATCGAGACTTGTTTACTCCATGGCTCGGCTCCCAGCATCGCGCCACCTTTTGGTGCCCTTTCGAGGGACAAGCACAGGAGTGCATAATGAGCAGAAAAATATTCAACGCTGGCAAACTTCAGGTCCGATACGACGAAGCCGCATCCAAAGGCGCTGCCGGAAAACAAGACCGAGAACAGCTTCTGGCGCAGGCCGACCGCGACATAGAGGACGAAGGTGCCTTTGTGGAAATCAATCGCGATGCCCGCGACCTTATCAATGTCCATATTTTGCCAAGCCTGCATTCTATGATGGAAAATATGTATTCCATTATCGATGCGGAGACTCGACGGCTGATGCGACAAACTGTGTCGGGTGGCGGAATGGATAAAGCCGATTCTCAGCACTTCGGCCAACTAACTCGAAGCATCTGCCAACTGGCGAATCTTGAGCACGGGATTCGAGAGCAAAATCAGCTTGAGCAAATGTCCGATGATGATCTTAAGCGCCTGGCCGACATTGCCTATAAGAAATTAGAGGGGAAATCTAAATGACGACGCCACATGCGACCCTTGCCTACAATCCCATACGCGACAACGATAAACTGCCTGTCTTGGTTCGCCTTGCAAGCTCTTCTGATGCTTCTCTGGTTTATAGCACTTGGCTGCGCAGCTACGCCGACCAAAACAAAGACCAGCATCGGGGCATTCTGTATAAAAGTCACCGAAAAATCATAAGAAACCTTATGGAAAAGTCGGTTACCGTTATGGCGGTGATGGATGACGACCCAAATCAGATTTTTGCGTGGATGTGCGGCCTAAGAGTCGAATCAGGCCCTCTTTTGGTCCACTATTGCTATGTAAAGGATGCTTTTCGGCGTCTTGGGCTGGCAAATCTGCTGCTAAAGTATTTTGAACACCGTCAAGGAGAGCCGATTATCTGTAGCCATAAGGGTTATGTGTATAAATCTCTGCGAGATAGGTATAATCTTTTTTATGTCCCACAGGTAAGAGAACCAATGGGCATCGATAAATTTAGGGATGGAAAATGGAAATTGTAGGATTTACGCTAAAACATGACTGCCGACCGGTGTTTGACAAGATTGCAATCAATCTAAAAGCGCCAAATCATCAATCGTTTACCCTTAAATGGGGGCCGAACAAGAACGGCATTGTTGTAATCCATGAAAAACACGGGACGATGTATCTGCCCATGTCGTCTATTTCCCACCTTGAGGTTATTGAAGAACCACGCAAGCGGGCCGGAAGAAAGCCGAAATCCGTAAAGGTAAAGAGCAATGGGGAAATCACCGCCCAAGCATGACGCCCGAGCGGTAGTCAGGGAATACATTAAGCGTTTTGGCGACCCTGAAGCCTTAAATGAGGATAAAGGCACCGCCAAAGACCGGACTTATCGGTGGCAAGAGGATTTATTTGAGCAGCAACTTGCTTTTATGAATGACCCCGCCTCTTTTAAGACGGCGCTGTGTTCCCGTCGTGCTGGCAAAACTTACGCGGCTTGTTATTACCTAATCGAAACGGCGTCTCGGAATCCCGACAGCATTTCGGCTTATATTGCCCTGACGCGAAACAGCGCCAAGCGGCTTATGTGGATGGAGCTTAAAAGAGCGAACCGTAAGTACCACATCGGGATGCACTTTAATAACTCGGAGCTTATTGCTACGCTGCCCAATCAGAGCCAGATTGTTCTGACGGGTGCGAATGATGAAGCTGATATTGATAAGCTGCGGGGTTCTGCTTACCACTTGGTTATTCTTGACGAAGCCGCAAGTTTCGGACGCCATCTTGAGGAGCTGGTGGAAGAGGTTTTGGAACCGGCGCTGATTGACCATAACGGTACGATGGCCATGATTGGAACGCCTAACGCTGCTTGTTCGGGTATGTTCTTCCGTGCTTC